TAAGCTTACAGCTTCGGATCTTACCGAAGGCCTAAAACAGTCACTCGAGGCAAACACAGCCGCAGCTGCTGGTATGTCTAATAATCTGGTCGATGCCAGCGTCAGGATGCGCACAGCTGTAACCGCTATGCTAGTGGCAGTTGAAGGGCAGACCGGAGTTATTCAGGGTTTCACTAATAGCATCATCACCGCAGCCGATACGATCTTGGGCTTCTCTGAGAATTCCGAAGCCATGACGGGCTATATCGACAGTGCAACGCTGGCCGCCAAAGCATTCGCCCTGGTAATGGCCGGGCGCTATGCAGGATCATTGAAAGACTCAATCAGCGGCAAGCTTCAGTCTGTCGCCGCCACGCGCCAGCAGACCGCTGCAGAGAACCAGTCTGCACAGTCATTACTCATTGCTGCTAATGCAGCACAGAGAAAAACTCTTGCTGACAAAGAAGCGGCATTCTCAGCCGTTGCGCTGGCTCAGGCCGAGCTCAATGTCGCACGTGGAAGTAACGCCGA